ACTCTTCGCCCATGCACCCGTCGTTGATCGCCTTGGCGACCCATTCGCGGATCCGGCCGGTGATGTCGACGGCGCCCATCAGGTTGTCCTCGTTTCGGTGGTGTCGGCCGTGATCTCGGCCTTGGTCGGCAGGTGGCCAGCGATGTCCCGGAGCGCGGCCTGGAGCAGCGTGACGCCGGCGAGGGCGTTCTCGGGAAGCGCTAGGAGTTCGTCGGGGGTGAGCCCTCGGAACCACGCTTCAGCACGGCAGACCTTGACGATGAAACCGTTGATGGGTTCCAGGTCGGCGAGCTTGACGGTGACTTTCGCGGTCCTGGTGCCGGCGGTCACTGGCGGGGTTCTTCGTCGCCGCCGTAGCAGCAGGTGCAGGCGGGATCATTGCAGCGTCCGCACTGGCCGCGCTGGCACGGCGTGCACTCGTACTCGGCCGGCCCGACCGCTGCAGGGGTCTGGGTGTTCACGAGCCCGGCGAGCCTTGCGGGTCGGGCACGCTGCCGGACGGCTGGGGCTTGGACGGGTACACCTCGGCCGCGACGTCGGCGGCTTTCCGGCCGGCCACCGGCAGCGCGCCCTTGCCGCGGGGCGGCTGGACATGGCCCGGCGTACGCGGTGCGCGGCCAGCGCGCGGCAGTTTGCTGGCAGCCATCGTCACCTCTCCTGGTAGGTGCAGAACGAGCAGGAATGGCCCATGGCCCGGTGGAAAGCCCGCGCGCTGCGCTCAGCCTGGCGTGCCCGGTATGCCGCCCAGGCGGTGGCAAGGATGCGGAGCATTAGCGGCCGTCTCTCTCGCCGGCATCGATCAACAGCGGGGTGATCGACCCATTCGGGCCGCCGGCGGCCATCCAGTCCGAGGACCGCAGCCAGACCTGGCCGCGCTGGTCGAGCCAGCCGATCCGGCGTAGCCGCGCAGCGGGTACCTGGGCTCCGGCGACGAGCACGGTCCTGGTCGTGGTCCGGTTGCCGTCCTCGTCGAGCCGGGTGTCGGCAGGCACGTCCCAGTCCTCGCAGTTCTGCGCGAGGCGCAGGCCTGTGGGTGCAGGCTCGACGCGCTCCGTCAGCGCCTCGCGTGCACACTCCGGGCATAGCGGCGGCCCGCCGCAGCGGGCCTTGGTGCCGTCCGGGTTGGGTGTGACGTGGCCGTGGCCGCTCATCAGTAGGTTCCCATCGTGTACGGGTCGTAGCCGGTCGGGGAGTCACCCAGGTACGGGACTGTGGGTGAGATGTCGGGCGCGGCCTGCCGGTTGGCTGGCGGGTCCGGGTTCTGGCCTACGGTCTGGGTGACCTGCGCTGGCTGGTGCGGGTGGAACGCACCGGTGGGCTGGATCTGCGCCCCCTGGTAGGCCGAGGTGACGTGCTTCGGCCGCGGCGGCTCGGCGGCCGGCGGGGCGGTCTTCGGCTTAGCGGCCATGGTCAGCTGTTCATCGCGCACGGGTGGACGTCCGCCGCTGTCGCCCCGGTCAGCGGCGGTGTGCGGGCCGGGGTCTCGATGGCTGTGTGGGTGCCGTCGAGCGTTGCCGGGCCGGTCACCGCGTGGGTGGGGGTCCGCGCGGTCATGGTCAATGGGCCGGCGCCGGACACCGGCATCTTGTGCTGCGGTGCCTTGGTCGAGGTGACGCTGCCCGGCACTCGCCGCTGCGCCTCGACGGGGGTGGTGTTATGTGCTCCTGCGGCCACGGCTGGCCCCCTTCCTGGTGGTGGACTTGGCGCGGTTGGCGGCGGCTGTCTGCTGGCCCTGGCCGAGCACGTTGACCGCGAAGTTCGCGTGCTGCTGCGCTTTCGGCCCGAACTTGCCGGCCTGCGCCGCCTGCATCTTCCCGGCCGGGATCGGCTTACCTTTCGGTATGCCTAGCGAGTCGTGGAGGCCGCCCTTCTGGAAGCTGATGGGCTTCTGGCCTTTCGCTGCCGGCTTCATCGTCTGCGTCTTGCCGCTGCCAGCGGTGCTGCCTTTGCCGCTGCCGCCCTTCGCTGCCGCCATCGCGTCAACCTCCCGGGTGCCTAGTCGATTTGCTGGCCGTCGCCGACATCCGCGGTGTTTCCGGCGACCTGCTCTACCTGCTTGGTGACGTCTGTCACGCCGAGCGCCTCCGGGATCGACTCCAGCTGCTGCTCCAAGGTTTCGGTGGGCGGCCCGCCGATCATGACCTTTGCCCTGGACAGGGCATCCACGGACATCTCCGCGTAGATCCGCTGAACTTCGCCGGCGACCTGGTCCGTATCCCAGTCCGGGTGCGCGGTCGCGACCGCGGTCTCGATCGAGATGGTCTCGGCGCCGCGGAGCGTCGCGACGGTCTGCGCGAGCTCCAGCATGTCCGGCAGCACAACGTCCGGGAACTCGATGTCGGGCCGGACCGCAGGGACCTTGGAACCGAATACGAGCTGGTTGATGCTCATCTGGCCGTACAGGATGTCGGCCAGGGCCGGGATCTGGTAGTTCATCTTCCGTCCCCGCGTCGTCAAGCTCTTGCGCTCGCGTGCGACGACTTCGGTGGCGGTCTGGGCGACGTCGCCGACGAGGCCCATCGTCTGCCCCGAATAGCCGGCGCGGGTGATGATGTACTCGATCGCTGCGTCAACCGTGCCTTTGTGTTCCTGCCAGCGGATGTTCGGCTGGATCAGCTGGAGACCGACACCGGCAGCGGACTCGCCGCTGACGAGCATGTTCAGCGGCGAGTAAACCTCGCGTTCAGGTTCGAAAACTGCCCCTTTGCCCTTGCCGATGTTGTCCAAATAGCTAGCAGGGACGATCAAGCGGGCCTTCCCGAGGCGGATGTCCCGCATCCAGCTCGACCAGGCTTCGTCCAGGGCGTCGAAGTCGGATTCCAGGCCCTGGAAGTCGGAGCGGCCGAGCGGCCGGGCGTGCGGGAAGTCCCGCCAGATCTTGTTCGGCCGCATGTTCGGGATGTAGACCACGGTGCTGGCGTCTTTGGGCTGGTCTGGCAGCTCGATCACGCCGTTGCTGGCGACGGCAGCGATCGGCTTTGTCTCGGGGAACGCGCCCAGGTCGATCTGCCGGCCGATCTTCTGCTGGTCGCCCTCGTACACCGCGTGGAGGATCACGTTCTGGTGCGGGATGTGCTTCTCCAGGTGCCGGACGACCTTCTTGCCCTCGTCGGCCAGCACCGACCAGAAGGTGACCGCGACCAGCCGGTTGTACCGGAACTCCGGGATCGCGGCGTCGGGCGGGAGGTAGTCCAGCCACGCGGAGTCGGAGACGTCGGTGTCCCAGACGGTCCGGAGGTACACCCCGCCCATCGCCGCGGCGGTCTCGGCCGCCTCGAGGAAAGTGGAGTGGGTACCGCCGTCGACGAGCTCGTTCAGGTAGTCCTGGACGCTGCTGTCCTCGGCGTATTTCAGGCTGGGCGGCTGCGAGTACAGCAAGGACGCGGACGCCGATGCGAGGTCAGCTGGCAGCGGCATGTGGTAGTTCGTCCGCTTCTCACCTGGCGGTGTCGGCTGGCCCCAGTAGAACCGGCGGATCGAGCCGATGAGACCGCCCCGGTACTGGCCCGGGCGCACAGCGGCGATACCTGCCTCGCCCGTGGTCGCGAAGTATGAGCGCCCGATCGAGGAGTTCGCGCCGATGCTGTAGTAAGCCCGTTAAAGCCCGCATGAGCTTGTCTGGGTCGCCTGTCCACCAGGCGTCCCATACGCGGTAGTCGGCCTGGATCGGGTTGAACCGTGGCGGCGGCCAGGGCTGGTCCGCTTCGACGGGCAGCTCGGACATCATCCGGCTGTCGGTGAACGCCATACCGAGCGGCGGGGTGCCGAGCGGCGCGGCGGGCATGATGCTCATGGGGTTGAATCATCACCTCCTCTCGCTATGCGGGGAGGCGGTTGACCTCCAGGATGACGGACAGCAATTTCGCGCCTTTACGGCGGTTACAGCGCATGTGTGACGGCCGGATGTTGTCGTACGACTCCTGGCCACCGAGCGCTATCGGTATGACGTGATCGAACTCCAGATCAGCGCGTGACCCGATCTTGGCGCCGCAGATGTGGCAGACCATGCCGAACTCGGCCAGGATCGCCTCGCGGTCGACGTGCTCAGCGTCGGGGCCGATCCGCTGGAGCCTGCGCAGCCTGGCGGTGTACACGATCGCGTGCCAGTTCCCGGAGTTCTCGCGGCGCCACCGGTACAGGCTCGCCTTGACGCGCTCCCAGTTCTCCTGGCGGTAGGCGCGATACCGGGCCAGCTCCTGCTCATGGTGGCTCTCGCGGTACCGGCGCGCAGCGTCACGCTGCCGTTCGGCTCGTTCGGCCGGCCCATACTTCGCTGGCCGGATCGGCTCACCAGCTAGCGGATCGCCGTGCACACGCCATCGTTCATAGTGCGACCCGCACCACCCGCGAGATTGCGGCTTCTGGGGGTGCCCGCAGCCGGGTATCTTGCACTTCTCACGACGGTCAGCCGCACGCCGGTAGCTGGCGCGACGCCGGATTGCGCGGCATTCCTTGCACTGGCGTTTGCCGGTCTTCGGCTCGATGTAGGTGTTCGCGTCGGTGTACTCGTGGCCGTTCTTGCAGCACGGCACCGACACGGCGGTAGCCTGGGTCAACCGTCATTCCTGTCGTGAGCAGGTCTGGCGTCAGGTCCCCGCGCGGTCTCGACACCGTCGCGGGGATCGCCTTTGCTACCAGCACACTAGCGGACAGGTACGACGTTTCCGGCCCGCTGTTCGAACCGTGGGTTGCATGATTGTGTGCCCCGTGGATTACGGCCGGGGCCACGCCGTCGCGGGAGCCTATCCCCGCGCCATGGCAACCAAAGACTTGCTACCGAGCCACTGCTTCCGGTGGCTGCGTCCGCAGAACACCCACCGGATACGGCCGAACTCGACCGTCTCCCACCAGCAGCAGTCATGCCATCCAGGACGCGGGCAGTCGGCGACTGCGCAGCCGGTCGGGGTGAGGTCGCGGCTGGCGCATTCGCGGCGGTACCGCCACCAGGAGACGGCGAGCAGCGGCCGGAACCGGTGCCGCCGCGATAGCTCGTTGAGGGTGACTTGGGGTGTGACCGGGATGAACCGGGTGCCGCACGACGCGCACACCGTCAGCTCGGCGGCTACCGGGCGGCCGAGGTCGCCCAGATGGAGCGGGACTCGGACCGCTACCGGCGCGTTGCAGGGCACGCACCACACACCGGTGAGTGTGTCACCTGCGACGATGCGGTTGTCCGGCTTCACGGGTCCTGCTGCCCGTAGTCGTTTCGTGCGAGCCACCATTCCACGCTGGAGACCGGCATCCGGTACACCCGGGCCAACCCTTCGAGTGACCAGCCGTTGGCGCGCAACTCCTGCATGATCCGGGCCTGCCGACGCTCGGGCCAGCCGGGGGTGTGGATATCCTCGGGGCTGTCCGGGATGAGGCGGCTACCGCTCATTCGGTGCTCGGGTCGCCGAACCGTACCGCGGTGGCCATCATCGACTTGATGCCGCCTCGCATCGTCACACGGGCCTCGATCGGTGTCGTCTCGGCCGCTCCAGCGTGGTCCAGCTCGCCAATGAACTCGCGCAGCTCCCCGAGGGTGAGAGCGCGGTCCTTGGCGGTGGCCTGGACGGTCCTGCCGATGCTCATTGCCGTCCGGCTTCCTCGGCCCAGTGGGCGAGCCAGCGGCGCCGGTACTGGCATTCGCGGGCGTCGTCCAGGGCGTTGTGCTCCGCGATGCCCGGCAGCGACGGGAGTCCCGGGCGGCCGAGACGGTTCCACTCCTGGCGGAGGTCGTTGGTCCACATCGGGATGCCGTCCGGCTTGTTGACCATGGAACCCCAGAGCTGGCAGAGGCGAACGTGGTCGTAGGCGCCGTAGTCGGCCCACAGCGACGGTTCGCCGTCAGACGCGAGAATGAACTCGCGGACCTCGTTGGCGATCACCCAAGTGGGTTTCACCAGCGTGCTCGACCTGTCTAGGCTCCAGATCCGATGCCCCCCGGGGGTGCGACTCGGAGCGTGGTTGAGCGGCAGGTGCGGGACCACGTTCTCCACCAGCCACCGGTGGTTCGTGATCCGCTTATGCAGCTGATCGGAACCCTCCGGGGTCCACTGGTCGATCTCGGAGCACACCGCGTAGTACTCGCGGCCGTCGCCGGCGACCAGGCCGATCGAGATCAGCTCGATCGTGGACCCGTTCTCGAGGAATTCGCAGTCGTAGTCGATCTCGGTCACGACGTCGCTCCATCGTCGGTGAAGAACGTGCCGTCACGCAGGCCGTACAGCGGCCTGTCCGCTGGTCGTGCCGGGCGGGTGTGGACGCCGCCGGGTAGCTCCACGACTGGACCGTTGCCGGGGCCGCAGGTCTTGATGGTGATCGTGGTGCCGTCCGGGCAAACCACGTCGGTGACCGTGTTGGTAGGCAGCTCGACCTTGAGCACGCCAGGAGCGTCGGCTGCGATCTTGGCTGCGGCCTGCTGTGTCGCTTCATAGCGTTGGCGCGCGCGGATGGCCGTGCAGTCTTCGCGGATGAACCGCTCAACCTCGTTGATGTCGTCGAAGGCGCGTCCCAGGACGAATCTGGCCAGCCACGGATCAGTGCCCGGGTGGACGACGAGGTAGGCCGGTTCCTTGGGGCGCATCATCACGAGGACCAGGCGCATCTTCTGCAAGGCGGCGCCAGCGGCGTTCTCGCGAGCGGCGATGTTCTCGGAGACCCTGTAGACATCTCCGCTCATGGTGCGGTCTCGGGGATGAAATGCCAGGTGCCGCCCTTGTATATGCGGTCGGCGCACTCCAATGGCTCGCCGGACTGGAGCTTGCGGAGCGCGGCGTCCTTCACGCTGCCAGGGTCGTGCGTGACGTCCTGGTTGAAGAACAAGCCGGCCGGGTTCAGCGTGCACAGCGAGACTGTGCCGCGGTAACCGGTGGGAAGGACCGAGGTGACGGTAGCCGCCCGGCATTCGCTGGTGAACTCCCTGCCTGGGGTGCCGTACGAGACGTAGTGGACGGCCTGGGCGACGTACGGGCGGGATCGGACCAGCTGCCGTGCGGTGTGGATGGCGTACCTGGTGGCGTCCAGCGCGTCGCTCTCCTGGCGGCGTTCGCGGGTGACCTGCTCGGCGAACTCGGCCGCTTCGTCGAGGGTGGCGAAGCGCCGTTGATCGTACTCGCGGCTACGTTCCGCGAAGCTGACCACGACGTAGCCGGGAGCGCCTTGCGGCGCGGGGAAGAACGCCAGGCCAGCCTTGTGCAGCGCGCAGGACACTGCGGTTTCCCGCTCGTTGAGCTTCCCGGAATCGCGGCGCGCGGCGGTCTCCTCGGCGATGAACTGGTCCAGCTCCTCGACGGTGGCGAACCTGCGCTCAGGGACGTTCCCGTCCCTGGCGACGACGCCCATCAGGTTGCCCACCTCGTCCGGGCTGCTGTACACGAGCAGGGTCAGGCCGAGCGTGGCCAGCGTCGCCCGTGCTTGCTCCTCGCGCTTCGCGGCGATCACGGCGGCCAGCGGGCCGCCTGCGAAGGAGCCGGTCATAACTGGTCCCGCACCATGGTCACCCGGTTCGGCCCGGCGGGTCCGGCGAGGGTGCGCGCGACCGTGCCGAGGTGGTCGATCAGCACGTCGGTGCGCTTCCGTTCGGCGTCCAGGTCGCGGCGCATCATCCGGGTGTCCTCAGCGCCGTCGTAGTAGCGGGTGAGCGCGTCGAGCAGCGGCCGGGCGATGTCGTCGGACAAGAGCAGGGTCGGCGCGAACTGCTCACACGGCTCGTGATCGGACCAGCCGCCCCAGGTGTCGGTGACCGTCTTGCCGTCGTCGCCGGAGGCCTGCAAATGCATGACCTTCACAGGCGCGGCCTCGTCGTCGTACTGCTGGACGATGGTGACCGCGACACCGAACTTCGTCAACGCCGGGGTGGCGAGCGCGCGGATCATCATGAGTCGCCCAGGCGTGCGGCAGCGAGCAGCGCGGGCGACGGTACCGTGAACGGCTTCAGCGCGGGAACGGCGTCGTCGACACGGCGGATGATGAGCACGCGGTCGGAGCGGACCAGCGCCCGGATCGAGTTCTGGTCGTCTTTGAGGAGGGTCCAGCCGGGGAACAGGCGCTCGTCGACGTTGACGTAGGCGGCGCGGACCTTGTAGCTGCTCAGGTTGTCGTTGGCGATCACGATCTCGTACATGGTGTCTTTCTCGGCAGGCATCGTTTGTTCCAGTCGGGTTGTGTGGTGTCTACAGTCGGTGATCAGGGCTGGGACGAGGTCGCCAGCAGGATCGCGATGTGCTGGTCGTCGAGGCGCACTGCCTTGACGCCGGGGAGCAGCTGGAGCTTGTCTTCCCACCCGTCGGTGGCGTCGATGGCGTTCAAGATGACCAGCGCGCCCGGGTAGATGACGAGTGCGCCCTGGTCTTCCCAGTGCCTGGCGTCGCCGGAGACCATCGCGGCCAGCTGCCCGACGATCGGCTCCCCCTCGATCTCGTCGCAGCGGCTCGGCGGCCACTGCCACTCGCCCGGGTTATCGCCTTGCACTCGCGAGGTCGCCCAGTAGGTGTCGGAGCCGTCGAGATGGACCTGGAGGTTGACCGTGCCGCTCTGCTCGTCCCAGTCGCGGACGATGACCGCGGGGAAGACGTCGCCCTCCTGGACAAGGTTGGTGAACAGGCAGAACGGCATCGGATCTCCCAGGCGGTCAGCGTGCGGGCGGCAGGTTCCGGGGCGGCCTGGGCGAGGCGGCCAGCACGATGATGACGATCAGCGCCAGGCACGCCACGAGGGTGATGAGGAGAGCGGCCATCAGATTTCTCCTGTCCTGATGTCCTGGAGACGCCGACCGCCGATTACTTTGTGCCGGCGAAATACGGCCGAGGTTCCGGAATCACGGGGGTTTATGACTACAGAGAGCTACTTACGCGGCGAGAGCTAGCGGGATCCGCTGCTGCCACAGCGCCCGCGTGGTCGCGCACCCGTACCGCAAGGCGTCTACCCCGTGGTCGTCGGCCTTGACCGGTACGTCCTCACCAAGCGCCGCGTACTTCTCGCTCCAGGAGTAGCCGGGCATCTCATCGATCAGGCCCTGGCACGACTTGTGGACCTTGAGCCGCCCGACCGCGAGCAGCGCGGAAACCAGGCGGATCCCGTCCACCACGGCGTTGACGCCGTCAGCGACCGCCCAGCCGTCGGTGAACATCTGGACCTTGAACGACGCGGCGGACGGGTCGATGACCACGTACCGCGGCTTCGGGCCGCGGAGCTCCGAAGCGGGGAGCTTGACCGTGTTCAGCCACTGCCGGAGCCGCCTCGAGTATTCGGGGTCGGTCAGTTGCTTCCCGGCTGCCCGCGAGTCGTACCGCCATTCCGCGACCACGTACAGGGTGTCGTTGACGCCCAGGCCGAGCAGGATCGCGTGGAGCGGGTTGGTGGTGCCGTAGTCGATCGCGAGGCACAGCCAGTCCGAGATCGGCGGCAGCTTAGTGACGACGTGCTCGGCCTCGTCCCACATGTCGTAGACCGCGCCTTCGGCGAAGCACCAGTGGCCGAGGATGAAACGCCGGTACCACAGCCCGATGTACGTCGACTTGAGCCACGCCACGTACGCCGGGTCGAGCGCCGGGTTGTCGTCGAGCGTGAACTGCCACGACCTGAGCCCGACTTCACCAGCGCGGAGCAGGTATTTCTTCCGCAGCCAGTGCGACGGAGCGCCGGGGTTGGTCGTGGCGAACAGCATCGAGCCCGGCACGCTGAGCCTGGCGAGCGCCTGGGTCCAGAAGTCTTCCGGGATCAGGGTCGCCTCGTCCACGTACATGCCAGCGCAGGTCAGGCCACGCAGCCGGCCCTCTGCCTTGGCGTCGTTCGCGGTGATTACCTCGATGGTCCGGCCGAGGATCGACGCTGTCGGCGCACCACGCGTGTAGGAGACAAGAGACGCGTACTCGCCGGTGATCGCAGGATCGCTGAGCGGCCCGAACACGTTCCTGAAAACGGTGTCGAACGTCTTCCCCGACACGACGAGCGACCCGCCGGCCGGGGCCTGCGCCACGTAGATCATCCACCGCAGCAGCGACGCGATCGTCTTCCCCGACCGGACAGCACCCTGCCACACGTTGATCTTCGCCGTCGACTGGGCGATCGACGCTTCCTGCAACTGCGACAGCCGCGGCCCGAGACTACCCTGAGCCGTCTGGAGCATCGCCATGCGCCCGCTGGAGCGTCGCGAACAGGCCGCCCAGCAGCGACTTCGCCGTATCGACCTTCCCGTCGCCCTGACGGTCCTCTAGCCGCAGCGCCTTGTCGATCCCTATCGCCGACGCGGCCATCCCAGCCTGCGCATCCCGCAATGACGGCAACCGGGTCGTCACCAGCTCGGCGCCGCCAGGACCCATCAACGCCACCGTGTGCGGCGCCTCGACACGAGCCAGCAGACGGCGCGCCACCGCGTAATACTCCGCGATCAGCTCCGTCCGCAGAGCCGCGTTATCCGCCTGCTTCGACTGAGTAGCTTTTACGGTCTGCGACCGGTCAAAGGCAGAGGTGATGTGTTCCTGGTGTGCGATGTTCGTGACTGTGCTGCCGGATACGCCGTGGTCGCGGGCTATCTGGTTGCGTGGTTTGGTGCCGGCCTGGATGTCGTGGAGGATCGCGGCGCGGATGTCGGGATTGAGTGGCTTCGGCACGGGCTCACTGTCCCTCCACGAGGTGCGGCAGCTTGCGGCGTGGCTGGTTGGCTGGCGCGGTGTCGGGTGAGAGGCCGAATGTCCTGGCCCATCGTGCAGCGGTCTGGTCGGCTTGTCCGCGGATGGGGAGCGCGGGGTTGGGTGCGAGGTCTTGTCCGGCGGCGATGAGGATGCCGGCTTCCTGGACCAGGCCGTCGGCTTCGCGGTAGGTCGCGAGGCTGACGGCGTACATGGCGAACAGGTCGGCGGTCGCTTCGGTGAGCCGGCCCGCCGGGACCAGTGGGGCGAGGGTCCGCCAGATGTCCTGTGCTTCGGGGGACAGCCAGCTGGGTGGCGGTAGCACGCTGCCCTGCGCGGCGGCGCGGGCGGTGTGTGCGGGGACGGAGCGGAGCTGGCGGGTCACTGGGTCGGGCTCCTCTCCGCGCGGTGGTGTGGTGGAGGGGACGCTGCCGCGACAGCAGCGTCCCCTCCGGAATGGTGTTACGAGTTGCTCGTGCGGCCTTCAGCCGGCGAAGCGGCCCGGCGCGCGACCGTGGTGCTCCGGCCGGCGCGGTTGCTCCGGCCCGGCAGGTGGAAACCGGAGACCTTGGCCCTGATGCGCCTCAGCATGCTCATCCCTCCTCAAAGCTCGACCCTCAGGATGCTGGCGGCGGAATTGCCGTCCAGGTACTTATCGCCGAGGGCGTCCAGGCCTGTGGAGGTCAGCCAGGCGTCTTTGGCGGCGCGGGATGGCCAGTAGGCGGCGAGCCAGTGCGGCGAGTCAAGTACGTGTACCGGGGCCGGGTCCGGTGAGGCGGTGAGCGCGGCGAGGAGCGCGGCGAGTTCGGCTTCTGAGTCGGCTTGGATGTCGCTGGTGACCGGGACGGGGGCGAGCGGGTCATCGAGCGGCCGGGCGGTCAGCTGCGCGGTGATGTCGGTGCCGCGGGTCGCCCTGGCGGCGAGCATGCGGCGGCGCCGGGCGGCGTGCGACTGGTCGGCCTGGACCTTGGCGGTGGCCGCCTCGAGGTCGGGGCCCTTGACCCGGCGGCGGTCCGGGGTGAGGCCGAGCGCGGCGGCGAACGCGGCCGGGTCGCCGGGCTGGCGGAAGCACAGGCACAGCCAGTATTCGGAGTCGGTGGCCAGCCTGTACCGTTCCGCTTCCCGGCGTGCGCGGTCAGCGAACGTCTCGGTGCGGCCCTTGGCGTGGCCGTCAGCCGCGGGCAGCACCGGCGCTGGCGCGGGTGAGGCGGCGGGGGGTTCGGGCTGGCGGAGGAGGAGCCGGCGCGCGGCGTCAGAGAGCGGCACGGTCAAGCTCCAGGTCAGCGAGAGGGAACCATTCGAGGATCCGCGCGTAGTCAGCCGGCGCGTACGCCTTCAGCGGGCCGAGGAACCGGCGGTCGATCCCGTCGAACGAGCGGCCGAACCACTGGTAGTCGATGGGCAGCTCGATGCCGTTCGCGTAGATCGCGTCCATGACGTGCTGCTTGCGCCAGTCCCAGACCACCTTCTGCGTGCGCCGCGCCTGGTTGACCGGGCCGTGAGTGACCAGGCTCGTGCGGCGGTTCGGTGAGTCGGCGGCTCGGACGCCGTCGCAGATCCACGTCTGCGCGGGGTTCAG